CTTGATACCGAAGCCACCGAAGCGATACGCAAAATTCGTGCAGACCAAGCACAACACGCGGCGCGCATCGAAGCCGAAGACATCAAGTGGCAAATGAGTTCGAAAAGGGGACGGCGCATCGTTAACCGCCTTTTGCAGCAAGCAGGTGTTTTCCGTTTATCGTTCAACACCAACGCCCTGCAGATGTCATTTAACGAAGGCAACCGCAACACGGGTCTACGACTACTGGCGGCAATAACCGAACACTGCCCTGAACGTTATGCGGAAATGATAGAGGAAGCGAAAAATGCCTGATGAAGTGATTGCAGCGCCAGCGACGGGAACACAACCAAGTACCGCAGCACCGGCAGCAGCCGACACCACAACCGCACCAGCAAGCGCGGCACCCGCAACGGTTCCCGCTGCAGCACCGACCACCGCCGAAGCACCGCAGACTAACGCACCGACGGCACCCGAAGCCTACGACTTTAAATCAGCCGAAGGCAAAGTGCAGCCCGCCGTGTTAGCCAAATTCGAAGGCATTGCCCGAGAACTAGGTTTATCACAAGAAGCTGCCGTAAAGTTGATTGATTCTGTATCGCCAGCAATGCAGGAAGCCGCTAATGCGCAACGTCAGCATACTATCGCTGCATGGGAAAACGCAGCAAAGGCCGATCCTGAATTTGGCGGCGATAAGTTGGGCGAGAACATGGCTACCGCTAAAAAAGCGTTAGACAAGTTTGGCTCACCTGAACTGACGAAGATGTTGAACGATACAGGACTGGGCAACCATCCTGAATTAATTCGCGCCTTCTTCCGTGCAGGTCAACAAATCAGTTCGGGAAGTTTTGTTCCTAGTGGACAAGGCCAGTCGAAATCGGGCGATGCAGGTTCTAAGCTGTACCCGACTATGAAGTAATAACGTTTTTGCCTTAACGCTGCGAAGCACTGGGCATCCCACAATTTTCTAACGTCGTGAGACGCTGAAAGGAAACAAAATGGCCGTATTATCCACCGGAGCTTTAACCCTAGCGGACTGGGCTAAGCGCTTAGATCCTGATGGCAAAATCCCCGTCGTCGCCGAACTGTTAAGTCAGTCAAATGAAATCTTAGAAGATGCAGTGTTCATGGAAGGCAATTTGCCAACCGGTCACCGTGTCACTATCCGCACCGGCTTGCCAGCCGTGTACTGGCGTTCACTCAATCAAGGTGTGCCATCTAGCAAATCCACCACCGCGCAAGTTGATGAATCGTGCGGTATGTTGGAAGCATACAGCCGCGTTGATAAAGACTTGGCCGAATTGAACGGCAACACTAGCGCGTTCCGTTTATCGGAAGACGCAGCGTTCTTGGAAGCCATGAACCAAGCGCAAGCAGCTACTTTGTTCTACGGTAACCCCGCTTCTGATCCACGTCAGTATTTGGGTTTAGCTACCCGTTACGGCGCGATCTCCGGCGCGAATAACTCGCAGAATATTCTAAACGCGACCGGTACATCTGGCGCGACGAATACCTCGATCTGGTTAGTTGTGTGGGGTGATAACACTGTATTCTGCCCGTTCCCTAAAGGTTCGATGGCAGGCTTGATCCACGAAGACACCGGCCAGTTGACTGTCTACGATGGTAACGGTAACCCATACCAAGCGTTCCAAACACACTACCAGTGGAAAAATGGCTTGGTCGTTAAAGATTGGCGTTATGTTGTTCGTATCGCGAACATCTCCGTAACCAACTTAGTGTCCAATAGCTCGCCAGCCGACTTGATTAGCTTAATGTCTCGCGCATTGGACCGCATTCCTAACTTGGCAGCAGGTCGCGCCGTGTTCTACATGAACCGCACGATCTACTCCTTCTTACGTTTGCAAGCGTTGAGCAAATCTAACTACGCGTTGGCTGTACAGCCAGGCTTGAACCAGTTCGGTACGCCGACAAACTGGCTCACGTTTGAAGGTGTGCCATTGCGTCGTGTAGATCAAATCTTGCCGACTGAAACTCAGATCAGCTAATGAAAACGGCTAACCCCACGGACAACATTTCAACCCCGACAGGTAACACACCACTTACTAATACGTCGGGGTCGAATCAGCAGTTTGTTGTGCAATCTGAACCGTGGGGTGTTGTCAATAACATGAAAGCTTGGCTCACCTACTTGGCGGACATTCCTGCCAGTGGTCAACGAATATTTTAGAGAGGTCTACCATGATCATCGACGCATTACTGCAGTTCTCCGGCACCGTCAATCCGACGACCGGTCAGTCGCTTGCTCTTGCAGCAGGTACATACACTTCCACCAACGTCATTGACTTGGCTGGCGTGGGCACTGGTAACACGGGGCGCGACATTGGCGCAGGCGGTGAATTAGAAATCGCGATCGAAGTTAATACTGCGTTCGCAGGCGGCACGTCTCTTCAAGTGCAGCTTGTTTGTGCAGACGATAGCGGTATCTCCACCAACGTCACGCCAATCGTTATTTCTCCGGTAATTCTTGAAGCTGCCTTAACAGTGGGTCAGCAATTGATTTTGCACGTTGACCGCGCTGCGATGAACAACATTGCACGCCGCTACTTAGCGTTGCAATACATCTTGGTTGGTACGACGACAGCCGGTGCCGTGTCTGCGTTTGTGGTTCGCAACCCACAAGACAAAGGCAACAACACCATCTTCAACAGCGGCTTCGCAGTCAGCTAAACCGCAACGTGACAGCCTTCGGGCTGTCTCGTTTTACAGGGGTAAAACATGGCACAAGTACGCGCCCTCGTCACGCTGGTACACGATTCAATCACCCGCAAAGCTGGTGAAGTGTTCGAGTACGCGGACGAATTAGCTAAACAATTAACCGGCGATATTTCCGAAGGTATGGAACTCGTCACTAAGAAAACAACCGCCGCTTTTGAAAAGGCGAGAGCCGAAGCGCATGCGGAGCTAGTAGAAAACGCCGATAAGTTAGGCGCTTTTTACCAAGAAATCAAAAGCCAACTGGACGCAAACCCCGCGCGCGGTGAGTTAGT